CCTGCGGCCCCCTCCCGCCGGTTTAACGCCTGCGATAACGCGAGTATCGACCCGTACCCTTGACGCCACGGCGCTCGCCGTATCCGTCACCGTCGTAGCCATCCATCTCCCCGCCATAGTCCCGGCGTTCGCCGTAACCTCCGCGCTCACCGTAGCCCCCGCGGCCTTCACGCCGGCCTTCCTCGAAGCCTTCCTCGTAAGCGCGCTGAAGCTCCCGCTCCATCTCCTCTTCGTGGCCGTCATATCCGCCTCGGCCTTCACCTATGATTCTCCAACCCATAGTTACTTAGTTTTTGCACGTGCTTCAGTCTTGACAAGGCTCCTCAGTTCTTCCGCCGTCGGTATTTTGCTTATGCGCTCGTTCATATCAGCTATCATCCTGCGTAATTCCCGATTTTCGGACTCAAGTTCTTTCGTGCGCGCAGCTTCGGGGTCGAGCTGCATCAGGATCGAGTCGTAAATCTCCAGATTGGCTTTGTGCTTTTCGTAGGATTCTACGATGTCTCGGCTCATCTGCTGCGCCTCCATAATTGTAGGCTTCAGCCCGTCGCGTGTTGTCGCTACGGTGAGTCCGTCTTTCGAAACGATGTCCGCCAGCATGGGGACGCCCCACGGCTCGTTGCCCTCTATCGAGATATTGATGAACTGCTGCATCGGCGAGAACTGCCCCGGTTTCTGGGGCGGAATGTACGGGGCCGACACATCTTTTACATTCGCTGTATAAAACTTTGGCTGCTCGCGATTGTCGAAGACGTAGACTAAGGAGCCTTTTTTCAAGTTCTGAAACATCTTGGTTAATGATTTGTGAAAGTCAGGGAGAAGGAGTTACCTTCTCCCGTTCTTTCTGTTAATTGTTTTTTTAATTCAGACGGCACCGGTCATCAATTGCAAAGTATCGGTCTGCTTGTCATACCATATCTGGTATACCCCTGAACCCGGAATATCCGATACTGTGACATTTGCTCCGTTGTACGTCGTCAGATTCTTATTTTGCCCGTTGGTTTCAAACAGCACGGGAAGCGTTCCCGTTGTGCCGGCAGGGACTTCCTGTACCAACTCAACCAGCACGAGTCCTCGGTACCACGAATTTGCAAATGCGTGGTTGGGAAAGGAAAACACAACACCCGTGGTCTCCACTGTCACGCCCGTAGTTTTTAGTACCGGTATGCCCCTGCGGTTAACATACTGAAATGGGAATACTGCCATATTTTTGTAATTTAAGTTATTATAACTAATTTTACATCGGGATAGGTTGGAGTCATGACCAACTGATAAGGGCTTGCCAAACGTCCTTCCCTCTTTTTCTCGTTTGGCACCACTAAATTGTTTGGCAATGACAAATCGGGAATTTATAGAGAGAATTGCTCTCGAAGGAGAAGAATGGCGTATTATTGATGGTACGCTCGGCTATTTCGCGGTATCTGATTACGGTAGAGTTTCATCGCTATCCCATCGCGTGAGCGGAGGTAATAACAATAGTTGGATGACTAAACCTCGCATATTAACTCCTCGCCCAAATAGGGGAGGATATTTGAGAGTTAGACTTACATCCCTACACGGAGTCGATAAGACTGAATTAGTCCATAGGCTTGTTGCTAAAGCGTTCATCCCCAATCCTAATAACTATGCATATGTAGACCATATAGATGGGAACCGCACGAACAATGTGGCACATAATCTTCGTTGGTGCACTCGTTCAATGAACATGCTTAACCCTGTCACAAGAGAGTGTGCAGCAAAAGCACGAAGAATACCCAACAAGAGAAACAGAAAGCCAATTGTTCAAATTAAAAATGGAATATTGGTTGCAAAATATAAAACAGCATCCGAAGCCCATCAGTTACACGGATTTCACATCGGAGGAATATATGAATGTATTCGAAAGCCAACTCGCACATTGAAAGGATTTCATTGGCGCTGGCTTTCGGATTGGGAAGCCTCTTATCAGTAAGTCAAAGAACATTTCACCTATCGGCGAATAATAGCATTATCCCCAAAATCCGCCGTTCCCCCCAAAGCCAAACCCTGCACCATATCCGAGACCATATTGTGCGGCAATACACGTAGGCACACCGACAATAGGCGAATAGGGCACAGTAGCCGTTTCGGGCAGCTTGCACTTGATGTTATTCACGTCATTCTGCAAAGCCGCTACAGCGGCGTTCACGGGGGCTACAGCCTGTCCTACAACACCGGCCATGTAGGCGTTTTGGTGTTCGAGGTTGAGCTGCGTAGTCAGAGTGCTGTTCTTCTCGCGCAGGGCATCAATTTTATCCTGCAATGCAGCTGCCTGCATTTGATCCAGTTTGGAAATTATCGCTGTAGTCCCGCTTTGAGAAGTTTCGCGAATTGTGTTTTGTAAATCACAGGTCTGACGTTGTGTTTCATAGGCAACGCTACTGAATCCGCGCTCCATGCCCACATTGACGCCATTAATGGCCTGCTTCATATCACAGCAACACGCGGCGATTTGATTGCCGATCTGACAACCCATAGACTGCACGGCATTGATGATTTGCTGGCTCGACATCCCCAGCGTGCTTTGGATGTTGCACAGCGTAGACTGAATCTGCTGCGTCGAGCAGTTGAGCGACGATGCCAGCTGAGTGATCGCCGTGCCGTTTCCTTGAATTGCGTTCATGAGAAGTTCACGTCCGGCGTCACCGTTGAGCTGCGCAGGCAGACCGTTCGCGCCGTTGCCTCCGAATCCGAAGCCGTTACCGCCCCAGCAGAAGAAGAGCAGGATGATCCAGATCCACCAGCACCCGTCGCCGCCCCACGAACCGCGGTTGTTGTTACCGTTCATGAGTGCCGCTACGAGGTTGGGGTCCATGCCCTTGTTGCTCATCATGGACGAGACGAGAGCTGCGATGTCAAGGCCGCCACCCGTGCCGCCTCCATCGAAAATATAAGTTTTATCCGAACCCATTTTAAAAGATTATTGAATGATTGCCGCCCCCGTTAAGGCCGGGCGTTCACCTGTTGCAACAATGCAAAGGTGGCCGAAGGCGGCAGGCATATCAATTAGATGGGACGGAGATCGTAGGCAGTCTTTTCGCAATTAGTTCGCACTGAATTTCGAATATGGGATGACTGTACCGCTTCCGCTCGTCGAATTTCGAGATCATTTTTTCGACGGCTCGACGAGAGAAGCGCATCATGCGCGCTATGTCTGTAATATACATCCCTTTCTCATGGCAGAAGTGCACCAACATATAGCGGGCATCAACCACATCTTGATATTTATCCTTCGAAAGGATTTGTTCTTTGGTTATTTCGGTCTCAAATGCAACGCATTCGAGTATTTCTGCAAAAAGCTCTGATTTACGCATACGTTTCCCCGATAATTATTGTATATTTGTTATACCCCTGTATAAAAAGTTCCACCCCAAACGAAGGAATAGTCCTCGGCATTGGGGTGGAAACACTTATGTATACAGGGGTGTATGCTATAATGTCGGGGACTTTTTTATGCCCGTCCCTCAAGGCTCTACATCATATGAACCGGCGCGCCATCGTCAATATATTTTTACGGAATACGAATACAACGACGCCAAGGAGGACCCAAAAGCCGCGCATCTTTGTCTGCTGCCACCATGTCAGTCGGCGTTCCACTTCGACAATTTTTGTATCGGTCCTGTCTTTATAGACAATGCTGTCCCGATAAATCACTTCTTTTTCAAACGGCACCGGAATATCCTGCGGCTTATTCTCCAGCGAGTGGCCCAGCGAACCGTCGTTGTTTATCCATGCGTCCGAAACAGCTAATGGCGTCTCCAGATGACTCGAAGTATCTCTGACTACTTGGCGCTTGCTGTATGGAGGTATCTGAAATCGAAGCGTATCCTTGAAGTATATTTTATGGATGTGTGTTTCGATGCTGATGCTATCCTTTGTGTTTGTTGCTAAATGCTTGCATGGACAGCATCCTGCCAGTATACAAGCGAATGTTACGATAACACACTTCATGGCTTGTGTTGTTGAAATAGTTCCCAACCTTTATTGACATCGTCTATAACAGCAGCGACTCCATTTTCTACGCGCGACATTGCGGCTACCACCGGGACCATGATATCCTTATTGGTTGTTGTAATCTTTACGTCGGGCCAGACTCCTGAAGAGTCTGATACGGCTTTAATGTAGTTATCCGTATGATTCTCAATGGGCGGTGCGTAGCGATCTATCATATCACGCAGCGTATTGCATCCGTGCTTCAGCTGGTAGGTGTGGAGTAATACGAACATGGCGCGGTACCCCCATGCCATTGTCTTGAATTGTTTGAAGGCGCTATCCGTGGATGGAATTTCCCCCAAATATTTGATTTTGGACAGTCTGATATTACCGGGATTGTTATTGCGTAATCCTCTGCTCATTGCTTTGTATTTTTATGGTTTCGATAATTCTCCAGATATGGGAGGTTTTTAATAACCTCGAAAGACAGGACATAATACAGGAAGTCGAACAACTTGCTCTTTGGGAAAATCCGCGTCAGGTTCTTCAGTGTATTGACTCCGTAAAAGTAAATAAGAGCATATACGATGATAGATATTGCTGACATCGCTCCTTCGTGGTTATCGATCATATCTCCGATAATCAGTACAAAGGCGATGAGACCGGATATAACCATACCTTCTAAAATGCAGTTGAAAGCCTTTTTGAAGGCGAATCCTTCATGTTGCTTAAATACGCCCGCCGATACTCCGGCCACGAAATTAATGGCAAATACCAGCATGCAGGCGATGAGTATGTCGTGTATCGGGGCGATTGTGCCGAATATCGAGGCGAAGATACAGCCAAAGAGTTCCCGAAATTTGTCCATGATAAAATTGCCTTATTCTCTGTTTTTAAGTCTCTGTTCTTCTTCCGCGGCCCGCTCTTCGGCCCGCTTGGCTTTGAGTTCAGCCAGCGTCGTTTCGTTGCGGTTGTACTCCGCATTGGCCGCCTCATACCGGGCATAGTCTTCCGGGTAGGTCTCCTTGAACGATATGCCGTTCTTGAAGCATTTGACTGCCCGGTCGTCGGACTGGGCCATAATCGCCCGCAGCTCCAGCTGCCGTGATTCGAGGGTGTCGATCTGTCGTTGTGTTTCCATGGTTCAGATAATTATAAGGCGCAGACCGGGCGGGACGAGAATTTATAACACTTGCCTGTATAGCCCAGAGAGCCGTCCCTTCCTCTATAAATGTAGATGTAACTCTCCTGCATCTCGCATGAAGTATGGACATAATAATAATAACCATAGCACGTGGTAGCTTTCAAGCGTAAGAGCGTACGGTTTACAGGGTCTTTTTCCACGTCAGCGACGAAACGCACCCTGTCGTGCATCAGCAGGTAGACCTCTTCCGACGACGGCAGCCACCATGCACCCGCCTCCAGCCCCGTCGTCATTCCGTCCACGGTGATGCCGAAGTCGAGGGCTGCGGCGGCAGCCGGGTAGCGGTACTGTGTTTTGCCGTAAATATCCTCGAAGGTAAGCCGCCCGATCAGGTTCGTGTTGGTCTTGCCATCCTGCAACATCGTCCCGAACTCCGTAGGATATTGTGCCATGTGCTCGGCGAACAGGTAGTCCTTGTAGGTGGGATACACGGCAACCAGATCGGGGTTGTCGGCCTCGGTGAAAACGCTCTCCCGAATGACTATGCCGCTTCCCGGCTTTTGTCCTGTGGCTGCCTGGCCTCTCTCCGAATAATATTCCGCGAACTGGTCGAGGACACCACCTGCCATATTTGAATTCACACCATTCTTGCGGCGAATTTCTTCTCTGGTTCCTTTGATAAGTATCCCCGTGAGTGTTGTCTGATAGCTCACGTTCTCCCGAGGATAGGTGATTTGGCAGCCATTCGTAACGTTGATAAGCACATAATTGGACGACCATGTGTTTATCGACATGACAATTCGTGCCCCTGCTTCATCGACAGAGGCTGTCCAGCCATAAGTGTTTTTGATCTTCTCGTCCGCATTGATCTGCGCGGCGATATCCGCGAGCGTCGCACCCGGGGCATAAGTGAATGCGTGGTCGGTATTATAGATACGAAGCGTGAAGGTTCCCCCCGCAGACAGTTCGAAGCCAGATAGGGCGACCTCGTAAGAGTACGCCCAGCAAACGCCGCTTGCCGCATTGCGAAGCGACACGATCAGCACCCGCCCGCCCTGCCGGGCATAGACCACGGCCACGGGAATCAGTTGGGGAGGTATCTTTTCTGTAACCAGCGTAGCGCCTTTGATGAATTTCAACACTCCCTCCGTCTTGTCGAACACGACAAGGTCCCCGACACCGGCGGCGGATTTCGGGACCACAGCATTCACACCGTCGTAAAGCAGCACGCCGTCGTTCTCGATGTAGGATTCCGACGAGAGGGTTCTAAGCCGCGCAGTGTCCGATTCGTAGGCGGCCTTATCCGCATATTTGTTTATTTGTGACATAATCAGCTATGGTTTTTCATATCTCCGATACCGGGCGTACAATGCAGGGTGATGGTTTCGGCTGGTTGTCGATCGCCCAGCTTGTATTTCCGTATTTGTTGACTTTATAATAATAGAGCTTGCTCCGCTCGGAGGACGAGGACATGTAATCCGCCTTGGCGATCACTTTCCCCGACACGGACAATGTCCGATTGACCGGATCGTAAGGCTGCGCGAATAAGAGACCTTTGGCCATCAGCCACAGCTCCTCGGCCGACGGCAGCCACCATGCACCCGCTTCCAGCCCGGTAGTCATCCCCGCGACCTGCATTCCATAGGCCGCAGCTGCGGCAGCGGCCGGATAGCACGGAACATTCCTGCCGTAGAAGTCTGTCCTTGTTTTCCCGGCGAGGAGAGCCGTATTGCTTTTGCCGTCCTGCAGAAATGCCCCGTAAGCCGACGGATATTGGGCCAAGTGCTCCCCGAAAAGATAGTCCCGGTAGGTCGGATAGGCCGCAACCAGCGCCGGGTTGTCGGCCTCGGTGAAAACGCTTTCCCGGATGATCGCCGAGCTGCCCGGCAGGATATTGGTTCCCGTCGTGCCGTTCTCTCTGTAGTACTCCAGAAACACTTCGTTGTCGCATCCGGCCAGTTGTGAGTCTGCGCCATTTCTGCGGCGTGTAGGAGCTGGTGTATTGGGCTGAATAAAGACGGTTGTACTTTGGTAATCGACATCTTCCGCATGCTTGGTTAGCGTGCAGCCTGCGGCGGATATTTTTTTATGCCCTTCAATACTGGACCACGCATTACACTCCATGACAATAGCATTCAGTTCATCCGAAGCCGTGGCTTTCCATGAATAAGTATTCATAATATCGGGGGTCGCATTGATCTGCGCTGCGATACTTGCGAGAGTTGCTCCGGCGGGATAGGTAAACTCGAAATCCGAGATATAGATATGTAGCGTAAAACTGCCGCCCGAAGAGAGATCGAAGCCCGAAAGCTTCACTTCATACGCCACTGCCCACTTGTAAAAATCCAGATGGCGCAGGGCAACGATGCGCACCTTGTCGCCCCGGCGGCCGTAGGCCACGGCCATCGGAACGAGTTCCGGCGGCAGCTGGTCGTAAAGCAGTGTCGCACCCTTGACGAACTTCAGCGTACTGTCCGTCTTGTCGAAGACCGCCAGATCGCCGGCATCCGCGGCATCCCGGCCGACAACGACATTCACCCCGTCGTAGATCAGTTCGCCGTCGTCTTCAACGTATGACACCGCCGACTGGGTTTTCAATCGGGAGTTATCCGCTTCATAAGCGGCTCTGTTCGCGTATTTGTTTACCTGAGACATAACGATTCGTTTTTAGTTGTTTTTCCAGTCCGAAACGGCATTATTCCCTACGGAGTGATAGACCGCATTGTTCTTGGTGTCGATGTAGAACTGTCCGGCCCGGTCGGGAGCCTTCGACGGAGCGCCCGCGCCCGTAACGACGATGTTGTTGCCGCCCCAGATGCCCAATTTCTTGACCTGCAGTTCCGGGATTAGGACATCGCCCGAAAGCATCCTTACAAGCAGCGATTCGAGCTGCGCGACGCGCTCCTCCAGCGTGCAGTCCGAATGGGCTACTACCTCAAATGAGGTTTTTCTCAACTCTGGATCAATTTCTTTGGCAGTAACGAACTCGGAGTCATTCTCCAGTTCGGATACTTTCGTAGGAATCTCCGTGCGGTCGGCTTTCCCTTCAATTACTTCCTGCAAGGTCAGCGTAAGTTTATCCCACGATACGGTATTATTGAGGAGCGTAGCCCGAATCTCGGAACCCTCTACAGCAATCTGTATTTCCGGACCAATGGACCCGACGTATACTTTCACGAAGTCCGAAACGGGGATCGACGAAATAGATCCATCGGCATTTATGAACTCAATGGCTCTTGTTTCTTCGTTATACTCAAGTCCCATCTGCTCAATGGGAAGGTCAACGATCAATTTAGCGCCCGCAATCGTTGTGAAGGTAAGCTCGTAGGTTTTGCTGTTGAACTCCGGAAGACCGACGCAGGTGTTCAGAATCTCCCTGATATCGGGATGGGCGGTAGGCGAGGTGTTATGCTGCTCTATCTGCCCGCTGACATCTGGCGTGGGGATGGCGTCAATGGCATCATCCGTGTATTTTTGTGCTGATTGAAGAGTAGTAGCGTCGCCGTCGGATATTGCCTTTCCCGCTTCTTGCCTGAACTCAAGAAGTCCTGTTGCAATCTCTGATTTTGTCTCTTCTATGCGTTCATCCGTGTGGGAGTTAGCATCGGAGAGTGTTTTTTCAGCTGCGTCGGCTACTTCCTCTTTTGACGCCTTTTCAGATAACTGCGCTCGTACTTCTGTGTCGTCGTAATTCGAAAGTCCGTCCAGCTTCTCCTTATCGTCGTCCGTATAGTCGTTTGAGGACAGCCCCTTCCCTTCTTCTTTGTCTACCTTGCCGGCAAGGGCTTCATTAATATCCCCGATCTTATCTACGGCTTCATTGGCAGCTTTTGCGGCTTCATTGGCGGCATCGGCGGCATCTATGGGAGCATTTGCATACTCTTCCTCGGATATTTCTGCATCGGGATTGTGCTTCTTGTAAAGGTCATAGGCACTTGGTCCGGGGAGGCCTACGATCAAGTCCGAAGAATCCAGATTGACAGTTTCCGTGGTCAGATTGTTGTCGTTGCCGCCCTCCATACATGTAGTAGGCACCAACTCAAACGCATCGCAATAATCGACGGCTGTTTGTCCGCTCTTATCTTTATTTTCCCACATGGTAAGCCGGTATGCTCCCAGCTGCTTTTGCATATTGCCTGAAATAGTGAATACGGCAATGTTCCCCTGAGGCTCGAAATGCAAAGGGGTTTCCATGCAGGAGGGAAGATGAAGGACCAGATGCAGATCGCGGCCTTCAAGTGTGACTTGCTCGCCATTGGTCAATATCGGCCAATGGATTTCGATGTCTTTACCTATACGAATACGCTTCACTTGCTGTTTTTTTTATTTGTAGTCCGCGGGAGATATTACGTCCTCGATCTTCAGGTCAAGTTTGCTCAATACAGCATCGATAAGAGGTGCAGATCCTAATGTTGCGACAAGACGCCCTAATTCGTGAGCTTCTGCCTCGGTAAGTTCTATTTCACCTTCCGATTCATATACTTTATGAGCGAGTACATGGCCGACAAAACCATAGGCATTTGCATATATGAGATTTGCAAGCTGCTCGCGCACATCGTGAACAGTGCATATTTTCTTTTGCATATCTGCAAAAATCTCAAGCCGTTGTAAGTTAATTTTCCTCATAATTTTTGGTCGTTAAAATTGCATTATGCCGTTTACCCCCCCCCTATTTGAACATCACCCAGCATCCTACACTCGCGCAGTAGATCAGATTACGGGATTCTCGGTCAGTCCATGAGTCTGAGTTAACCCATGCTCCTTGAGTATATATCGCAATCTGCTTCCCGTTTCCGTTCAGTTGTACGCCTTTGGTTCCTATGTTTCGGATATAATAAAGTTGACCGTCTTGTGGATTGTAAGGGAGTGTGATAGTGCGCTTCCCGCCATCGCTATCCACCGTCACAAAACAATCCATATCGTCAAGGGTTACACCTGAAGATATTTTACGATTATATAATCTTAATCCGCACACATCTCCCTTTCTCAAATACAGGGCATGATTACCGCATTTTGTACTTGGATTTAGCGGATTAGTGCCGAATGATCCTTCTGCCGAAATGTCTATCCCGATATTATAATAATTAATATCTTGAGAAGATTTTCTGTTTGTATTTACTGTTAAAACGGAATGGTTAACCGCTCCCATAGTAGAAGTGGGATATGCCGATACGTCGAATGTATTTTTATAGTTGTCATCTATATTTTCCAACGTGATACGCGCAGCCGACATAAAAAGTGAACAGTCTTTTCCAGATGACGGGGATAAAGATGACTGCAACCAATAATCGTTGTCTATCGTGAAGTTGCCTATTTTACCGCTTGTTGCTTCTATTCTTCCTATTATATTCGCCTTCGTTGCTGTAAACGAACCGTCCTTAGCGACTCGGAAAGGCGCGTTGTCCGGTGTGTTGCTGCCGACAAATAGAGGGATGTCGCCGCCTACGAGTCCTGCGATGATGGTATTTTCGGAAATATCCGTTTTGGAGTTATGGACTACGAACTCCATACCTTGCAGGAAGTTGATAACGGCGTTCTCGGCAAACAGCAGAGGCGTATATATGGGCACCATGTCGTTGAGCTGTTGCCAATATGTCGATGTGGTTCCTCCGGATGGTTTATTGGAGTTCGATGAAGTATGAGTCTGACGGCATTGGAATTTCAGTTGTCGATTATTCTCATATACAGTCACTATGTCTATGTAGCGCAGGCTGTCTGATTCTAAATCAGCGTCGTTGCGATATTCTACACCCGAAACCCATTCCGTTAGGCGGATAATGCAACCCTGATATCCGGGGTCTCCTTTGTCCCCCGGCTTGCCTTGTTCTCCGCTTATGCGTACCGGGTCGGACCACGGTTCCACAAGCTCGTCATTTGCATCTATTTGCGCTTTGGTCATCCATAGATATTCCCCGGACGAAAGCGCCGGAGGATTGTCATACCAGCCGTCCGGCTCTCTTACGTTTGACTCAATATCTGGGCCTATGCTATCGTCACTGCTCGATGCGTATTTAAAGTCGATATATGGTCCGAGCTGGCCATCTTCGCCTGTAACTTTAATCGGATCAGACCATGTCAGGGCGCTTGCCTGTCCCGTGCTCCCGTTTATTGTAGCTTTCGACATCCACCAAATGCCGTCTCCGGAAGGAGCGTCTTCCCAACCATCAGGAATTGGCTTTGTAGAAATAGGGGCGCCGGGTTTATCAATGCTCTTCTTGAATACATATGATGTCCAATCACCCGGCCTTCCGTCGGTTCCGTCGAAAGAGTATTTGGCCCACAATGCAGGTGTAGAGAAAGCGCTCCAGTCTCCATCTACCTTGATGCGCTTGGACACCCATTCATATTGGTAAATGTCGTCTACGCCCATAGGATCATCCGTCCACGGCGCAGGCGGGTTGTCGTATTCTGCGACGCGGGGAACATCCGGGATATCGCTGGGATCGTCGGTTTTGGTACGGGTGAAAATGTACTCTACGCCTTCACCATCTATGCCGTCTTCTCCGTTGAAGGAGTATTTTGCCCATAGTGAGGGCGTTGAGAAATCACCCCAGTGCCCGTTGACTTTCGAGCGCTTGCAAGTCCATTCGAAAGGATGAGTATTGTCCGGCCCTTCGGCATCGTCAGTCCAGCCATCTGGCAAATAGTCATCTTCATCTTGAGATGTCGGCGTAGCGGGTGCTGTTTCCGAAGTCGTGCGGGTAAATATCCATTCATAGTCTGTTCCGTCCACGCCCGGCCTTCCGTCGGTTCCGGGTCGGCCGTCGGTACCGCTTATTCGCGCCGGATCAGACCATGATTGAACAACGCCATCAATCACCGATCCGAAAGACACCCACAACGGAATAGTCTTGGACGTATTATACGCAATACGAAATAAGCCATAGTCGCCATTGGCATCACCGGACGAGTCTTTCGAATATACTACATTAACGAAATGACGTCCTGCGCTTGGTGCTGTGACGACGACGGTAGTAGATACGCCGTTCCCTGATACTTCAGCTTCGTAGGTGTCGGAGTCTGCCGTATTGACATTCTGAACATTTATTTTCCCGACCGCTAATTTGTCATACCCTTCCTCTGAATAAGCGGTTATGTCCAATACCAATGTCGCACCAGCGCTGAGAGCATCGAATTGTATTTTGCACGACACCGTCGAATTATTACCTTTTCCAGCAAGTTTATAGAACACACCATCTTGGGTAACATCCCCTTCATTATCCGCATCAATTATAATGTTGGTTACGTCGGTAGATGCACCTGAATCGCCGCCTTCGGGATATTCGAGACTCCACCCGTCAGGAGGAACAGTGCTGCCGGTCGGAAGTGCCGGTTTTTCATTTTGCTGCTTGTAAACAGGAACTACAGAAGACAGTGGGACCTGCATAAGAAGGACCCACGCTTCCGATGATGTAGATGGCTCTGATTTTGTCCCATCGACAAGACAGCGCCACTTGGCGTTATTGTGATATACCTCGTCGTTTTTATTGTATGTCTCCGACGCGAGCCACTTTCCTCGGTCGTTGATTGTCGGTATTTCCTCCCCGCCGGGCGTAAATTGATGGATGACGCCCGACATGTAGATGTTATTGAGGTAGGCCGAATAGCCTTTCATATCTATCCCGAATACGGACAGATTGGACAGGTCGCCGTACTGAGCTGCGATGTTGGACGATATGAATTCCCAGTCGGATACCCCCTTCAGATAACGCTGGTATGTCCTTGTTTCGTAGCGCGATGTCTGCCGGGCTTCATTCGAGAAGGAGCCATACCCGACAAATGTCATCGAGGGAGCAGGGTGGTATTGCTTCGGGTAAGCCGCAGAGACGGGCCGAAGTTGGTATTTGAACGTCTTGTAGGTCGTCGTGTCCAACACTTCGGTAATGCGGAAATAGCACGTTGCAAATCCGGCAAAGCGTCTGTTGCCTTTGCTGTCATCGTAGTCTTCCGTTGCATTATCCGAGGATTCGGAGCTGTGGAAGATACCCATGCAAATATCACCGACACGCGGGCTGCCTATTTCGCCTTCTTCGAGTTTGAGCGTGATGGTCTTGGCTTCGGTATCGACGCTCTCGATGATCCCGGCGCTTGGAGCAAACCATGTATCACCCATTGTAATATCGACCCGATTGTACCTCAGTTCAGGAACCTCAAGGAATCCCCGTAGCTTGAGGCTTTGCATTTCGGCATTCCCTTTCTTGTCGATAAGTCCGCCGATGCCGGTAATTCCTGTTGCGAAATCGCCGAACTGCGCCCCGTCCTCAAAAGTCATCTTGCCCTTAAAGGTGTCCGGGAATTGCTTGTTTGCAAACTGCCACAAGGCGCGTTTGGCCGAATAAGCGTTGTAATCTTCGGCCGCAGTAGAGTCGTACCGGGTGATGAGATATATTGCCGCTCCGGAGTCTGTAACGCCTATACGTTGCGAATACAAAGTAGCCTTGACATCCGATTCGATGCTGCCGATGCGGGAGTAAGGAGTATTATCGCCGATTGTGTACGTGGCGATATATTCGTTGTAGAGTTTTTTTTCGTATCCCTGAATTCGGGACAGACGTCCGTTTAACCCAAATCGAGGATCGACAAGAAGCACAGCCTGACCGGCATCGTAATTTTTTTTGTTTACCGTGCAATATACCGGGTTGGTCTCGCAGGTATATACATCCGTGTCGCTGCTGTTCTTTGCGGCGTATGCTTTTCCGGCCTTCAAAAGCTCCTCTTCGGCCTCTTCGATTCGTTGCTGGGGAAGTTTTACACCCGTGAGTACGAAAGTATCTCCCGGTTCGGGATGAAGACTTTCATTGGGGATTATGAGTTGGCTTTCTCCCGACGTCTCAACTTGGGCGATGATCTCAAATTTCTTGTCAAAGCCGTCTTCGGGTTTCCATGTTTCAGGTTTGTAATTTATACTTAATTCAAAATTACGCCCCATGAGACTTCCGCTGGTGAACGTGGCCCCCAGCGTTTCGCCTTCGATCATGTCGGACGGCAGGAACGGCGAGTCCTTGCAGTACATGACATAGGCCTTGTCTGTTTGCCCCTCGATGATCTCCCGATCAACGGTCTCAATGCTTGTGATCGTCTCCGTGTTCTTGGGGTAGATGTCGTCGAAGAAAACGACCTGCTCGACAATGGCACTTTTGTCGAGATTCGGGATGGCGTCTATATATCTCTGGCCGTTGGGAAGCCTGAGTCGTATTTCTGAAACATGGTTGGTCTCCCCGCCCTGCGGAGCCTGACCATAATCGCTGGTAAGGTTGCGTGTAGATCCGAATACATAGAACCGGGTGCCATAGCTGGAGTCGTCGCCCTTCTTGGCGGGGATGCTCTTGACGACATCGCCACGCTTGAATTCTTCGGGTGTGCCTCTTTCCAGCTTTCCGAAGTTAAGCGACACTAAATCTCCGTTTTCCTCGGTCCACCATTCGACTTCGAAAGTTTCGGCGATCGTGTTGAGTATATCCCAGCATTTGTCTCCGTTGAATGACACGAGTTTTGTCGCCTTGGGATTCTCGATGTCGATGGTTCCTACGCTCCAATTTTCGACGCCAAGATGTTTGTTCATGTTGGCCACGATCAGGGCGCCGAATGATTCGAGAGCGGTGGTGTTGTGGAATACCGCTTCGGGATTATCCCCGCCCAGCCAGAAGCATACAAAACGCTTCATATGGTTCTGCTGCGCCTCGAACTTGAGCGTGTATTTATATCCTCCGGTCTTGTTGTCGAACTCCGGATATACCGGGGCCATTATCTCGAACTTACGGCCTTTGTACAGTATGTATGAGCCTTGCGGAATTTGAATGTACTGAAGTTGATTGAAGGGAAACTCAATATAATAGTCACTCATGAGGGCATATTTGATAACAGCCTCTTTCGTGACCGGAGCATCCAATATCTGTATTCCTAACGGAGAATAAATTACCATCTGTCGTTTGCCACTTGCATCGTCACAAGCTCAAGGCAAAGGTTTCGACGGTCACGTGAATTACCAAGAAATTTGAAGTGAAAAAACAAAAAAAGCGGGAATTTCTTCCCGCCCCGAAAGTTTGTTATGAACGATTATTTGCCGTATAGAATGGCAAATGCCTTACGATGGTAGATGTTCACTTCTCCGTAATTACCATCGAATATCTTTTTTACTCCAAGCCCGTGTTCGGCTGAAATGGCTTTAAGTGCCCGCCATGAAACTTTGCGCCAATTCATGCCATGCTCTTTTGCCCAACGTTTGATAGAATACCAATCTTTGGATTCGTCCAGTTGTTCGGTCTTGGCAGCCAACTGTAATTGAACCTTCTCTTTCGCTTCTACAGCATCAGCTAACTGACGAAGGGCTTCCGAATACGTTTTGGGCAACTGCATCGCATAACCATTGGTCGGCAATTCAGTTGAGCCATTTTTGAGCAGTTCTTTAATCCGATCGTTGCACCAGATGGCAAACGCTGGAGAGAGCCATCTGGCAAATTCTAAAGCTACATCCTCGTGCATCCATGTACCCTGAATGCCGCCGCCTTGAATTTTTAGGAGCATATCCGTTCGGGGGATTCCCCGAACGCTTGCGAGGGCCGTTAAAAACTCTTCCGTAGATTTAAGGCGAAGCCAATCGCTCGGCTGTTTGCCAAATGGCTTTGCCATCTCCGTAGCGTTAATCATGATGTCGGTATTGCCGACTTGAAATGTTACGGGATTCTCCTTGTAATTGAAAATCTGAATATCGTTCATAATCTTGTTAAATTACTTTCGAGAGCAAAGGAGCAACCGTTCGGCACATTATGCAAGAATTTTCGCAAAAAAATAACACAAAAAAACGCCCCGCATTTCTGCGAGGCGCCGGCATCGGGGAAGTATACAGGGGCTTATCTTATCGCTGCCATCTTCTTCGGGGTTTGGACCACCTCAAACTGCCTTGCGAGGAAATCCAATCCTTTTTGCGTCACGAGAACCTTGATGACCGTGAACGATTCGTGGTTGTTTCGGTCGATCAATTTCTCTTTCAACTCGAAGTAACCCCGGTTAATATACTCTTGTTTAGGCTCATTGCGATTGCAGAAGAATATCCCTCGCTCGCGGAGCCGCTGGAAGAGCGTGTTGCGGCCAAATGGTAGATTCAAAATCTTTGCCGCCTGCCCGACGTCTATCTTCTGGTCCGTGTCCAATACCTTGTCCATCAGCTCGGCTTTCGGCGCGAGTGCCGCGACCTGCTTTTGGGCCTGCTCCAGCTGTTGCTTCTGCCGGGCTATGGTGTCATTGGCGACCAGCACGGCGCGTGCCATTATCATTTCGGGCGTGTCCGTCTCTTTGGCTGACATGTATCCGCCAGTCTTGCGGATAGAGGGGAGAACCTCATCGCATACCCAGTCCTGAAACTGCTCGGCCTGCGGGAGCTTCGATCGCATGACAAGGCGGTAAACATCGGATTCGGGGATGTATTTCACCTTTTGAACCCCACCATCTGTAGGGAGCGGTAAAATAACGCCCCCTTTACAATGGGAAGAAACAGCATCTTTAGGAACACGGTAACCCAATGCTCGCGCTACATCATTCGCAAGAAACATAGGCTTGTCGTCGGACATAATGATACGTACACGCCCGAACTTCTCGTTATTGAATATTTGCAGATTGTTCATGGCTAACAGCATTTGGTTGTCGTAGGTTGTTCTAAATACTCCGATCTGTTCAAATAAGCATTGAGCGCGTCCATTTCGAGTGCGTGTATATAACTCTCTAATTGGATTTGCTTTTTGGTGGTTTCATTCAGCCATTTCATAGTCTGAGCGTACGCATTATAGTTATTTTGGGCACGCTGGTTGGCCTCAATGTAGAGTTGGTAATAGTCGGGGCTTGGATTCTTTTTCTTCATGGCTCGGCTATTTACATTGTGCGACATCAGAGTTCCCGCCCATCTTCATAAGAATGAAGGGATCAATAGGACGTGTGAGAGAGGTGGATGCAAATACTGCGATCTCACGATCTGTCTCCGCGATGTGTTTGTCAACCATATCGCAGTAACGGCTCAGAAGGTCAAAGTAAGCCTTCTTGTACTGCGCGGCTGTTCGCTCGGCTTCAATGCAGCGAGTTTGATAATCCGTTTTCGGAAGCGATGGTGTTTTCATAGGCATTGATATTTAAATTGTGATTATTTGTCCAGTATTGCCATAATCCGTTCTATACAGGCGTTCTGTTCTTCAAGCAACGTCGTTAAGCGGTCGGCTGATTCGATGATGTCGTTCATGGTCATATTGTGTTTGAGTTAGTCTCCGTAGTACATTCCGCGAACGCCATAGTAGTTAGCCGGGACCGTCAGCAGCTGCGGGCGGTATTCCGTGGCCTTCGGCAGCTCCGTCGGGCGGTTCTCGATCTTCGCCGTCAGCATCGCCATCTTCTCGTTGCGCCACGCTTTCTTCAGGCAGGCCGAGAACGACATTGAGGCGTTGGCGCGTTTCAGATACCAAGCGTTGCGCATGATCTTCGATTTATTGTAGGTTGCTTTCATGGCGTTATAGCTATTGGTTTTATTTCTGATGCAAATATAAAGCTATAAATTTAATTATGCAAATAAATATTAAAGTTTTTGCTATTATTTTTGCAAAAAGATAAAGTTACCGCTATATTTGTGGCGGGAACATATTTAAAGCTATGGATATAAAAAGAGTTATTAAGGCGAATAAACTAACTGTCAAAGAGGTAGCTGAAAGGATGGGCATTACTCCCATCGGTTTAAGTCAGCATATTAACGGCAATCCCAGCGTTGAAGTGCTTGAACGTATTGCAGCTGCCATAGGTTGCGAAGTGGGGGATTTCTTTGAAAACTCAGGCGATTTTGTCGCTTTTGTGCGCCGTCAGGGGGAAACATTCACGTTTGACAGTGAGAAGGCGCTGATCGACTATGCAGAAGGGTTGAAAGTGAATAAATAGCGGCATCATAGCCTATAAAAACAAAGACGAGGAGTGGATTTTTACCGTTCCTCGTCTTTTTTCCTGCTATAAGTCATTTTTTATTGAATAAAATTTGGTGGGGGGGGGAATTTTATAATTTTGCGGCACTAACCAATACAATTAGGAATATGAAAAAATTCTTACTCTTCATCGTTGCTGTTGTTGCTTCAGGCGTTGCACACGCTCAAGGCTTTTCAAAATCCATTGAGATAGGCGGAATGCTTGGTTTGGGGACATATAACAACAAGTCGGCAGATGCATCGTTTATTGGCGGATATGCTTTTAGCCCCCGTTTTTTTATTGGCGCAGGCGTGGGATTTAGGTATACAGACGCCCTTTATTATCAATCCTATACGCATACAAGCGTCCAATATGTGTCTGATACGTACGAAAGTCGGAGTCAGGAATATTTGATCCCCGTTTACGCTCGTATCAAGTATAATTTTTCTGACAAATTCGTTGCACCATTCATACAAGGCAACGTAGGTTATTCTTTTAATGTAGGTGGAAATACGAAAGCTGTAAAAGGATTGTACTTGGAGCCAGCCATAGGTATAGATTTCAACCTGAAAAACAAACAAGCCATATATTTTACTGTTGGATATGCTATGCAACATAGCGAATATGTGGATTTTATAATTACAGAGACCGATCAATCCCAAGATTATTACAAAGATTTAGCAGGAGCTATTTCTATAAAAATCGGATTTAAATTTTAGTCGCAAACCGAGGCATATGCCTCGGTTTTTATTTGTTCCATTCCTTCCTACACACAAAGCAAAAATTACTATCTTTGCACTGCAACGATGCCTCACGGACGGTGGTTGAATATTTGGACCAGAGATATAAGACATGGAACTACAACCTATTCAGAGCAAGATTTACGAGATACGGGGTCAGCGGGTGATGCTGGACCGTGATTTGGCAGAACTCTACCAAGTAACGACAAGCGCATTAAATCAGGCAGTAAAACGCAATAGCAAACGATTTCCGCCTGATTTCATGTTTCAGCTTACAAATCAAGAGTTTGCAAACTTGAAATCACAAATTGTGACATCAAGTTGGGGCGGTATTCGCAAAATGCCTTATGCGTTTACCGAACAGGGCGTAGCCATGCTATCCGGCTTGTTGAATAGTGATATCGCCATAAATGCAAATATCGCCATTATGCGGGCTTTCGTAGCAATGCGGCAGATGCTTACAAATACTCCCGTGGATCGGGTGGCAGAACTTCAAGGAGAAGTATTGAAACTCAAAGAGTACGTAGAAGAAGTATTCAAAGATCAGAATGACATTAACGAAGATACTCGGATGCAACTTGAATTGGTTAGTGAAACTTTGGCGGAACTTCAAGTGGGGAATAAAGCCATCGGGCCAAGACGACCTGCCGGATATCATACCAGTTATCAGCAGCAGTAAAAATAGGGGCACGAAATAATTGACAAGCCGGGATTATTCCCGGCTTTGTTTTACAGGCAGTATCCATAATTTTGTGTAAATAGAAACGGGATTCAGTTATAAGTTCTCTTATATCTGGATTCTGTTTTCAAAAATAAGCATAAATTGGTTCATAATCAATCCCCAGTTAGTAATCGGCATTGTCCATTTCTTCTCAATCTCCAT